TTAATTTATACAACGAAATAAGATTACATTTATCTTTAGACTTTAAAACACCGAATATGGTATATAAATTAACAGCTTAAAAAGTAATATTAACCTGTAGCCATATTTCAGGACGAGACATCCCAGGACCGCACTGATTATGGTCCAAAGATTGATACCACCGCCACCATCGTCACCTTGGGCAAGAACGGGAACGGCAAAAAAACAAGCAATAATTGCAAATAAGATAAGCTTTTTCATGTTGTATAATTTAGTGAATATTAGGTTTGTCGTTGTAGTTTACGCTGAGCCTTCCGGATCTGCCGGTCCTCCTGTCTGTCATCCTTCTTCTCCTGACGGATCTCCTTATTTGTTTTCACTTCACCGGTACCCGCTTCCACATCCACCACTATGGATCCTTCCGGGCTCTTTTTCTGTCGTATCTTCTTGATGGTGGTATGATATACCTGATCAGCATCAACAACCACTCCGATAACAATCCCGCCTGAACAGCCAATTGATAACAAGGCTATGATCATCCATATTTTACCTTTTTTCATATTGATGCAGTTTTATAGATCCTTCTGTACTGTTCAAGCCTACCCCTATCGTAAGCGCTAATTTTGAGCATATTGCTCTGGTTGCCCCCAAGTGTATAGATCAAATCCCCTCTCTCTTTGATGAAGAAACCCACATGGCCCTGCCAGCTATTTGGTTTGACCCTCCAAAATACCACGAGGTCCACAAAATCATCACTGGATCCCAATGGCCTGGGGACACTAATTTGCTCACCAAGCTCAAGGAAACTCTTGGCATTCAGTTTTCCAGTATAGGGAAATCCGGCCATCTTCAGAACATAATTGGCAAATGCAGCACACCAGGCGGTCTCATCTGTCTTGACCCACTTATGTCCGATTTCCCCGAAGAAGTTCAAAATCTCCGGAGTATTTGCTTCCGGTCCCTGCAGCTCCTTCAGGGCGTATTCATTAAATATGATTTCGCTTACTGTCATATCAAAATATTAGTTTCCCAATCCATTCAATTATCGTCTTAACATTAACTGCATCAAAAAGTGAATGCAGTGCAAATAAGCCAATGATCACGGCAGCAGCTAACCATTTCCAATTCTGCCCAAGCTTCTTGAAATAGTGCCTATGAGATTGACTGGCCGCTGCTTCAACTTCCAGTCTTGAGACACACCCATCATCGCCATCCAGCTTTTCCAACCTATCACCATGATCCATTATCCACCCGTTCTGCTTTTCATTATGTGCTAACAGCTTTCCAACATCTTGCTTCAAATCTCCAAGCTTCTCGTCCATTTTTGCATCTACTCGCCCGCTGATAGCGGTAGCCTGTATTGCGAACTCCTCTTTTACACTATCCCTGTTTTCATGTATCTGATGGAGTATATCTTCCAAAAGCAGCTTTGTTCCCTCATCCATTACTATTCAATTATTGTAGTGGTTGAACTGCTGTTAAACCGTCGCTCCGTTCCAATCACCGTTATAGAAGCCCCAGTGATATACGGAGCAAGCTTCAATGATTTGAAATCTTTTATGTAGTCGAGGATCTTCATGCTCTATAGTTCCTCAGTTGTCTAATAAAGACCCCGATCAAAGAGACAAGGGCTATGAACTTGATCATGAAGGAAAAATGCATATAGTTTTGCCTGACCAGGTAAGCAAAACCCCGGATGCCTTTATCCACCGGATCGGTGGTGCCAACGTACAACAGATGAAATCCACAAATCAAATTGTAGACAATATCAAACAACCAAAGCCTGGCAAGGATATATAGCAGAACAAATGCCCACCGAAATCCATACAGCTTCCACAGTATTAAGAATCCCCCAATCTGTATTACTTCCATTGAATGATGCAAAAGCATCCATCCCTTAAAACGAAAGGCATCTCCGGTGGCGTCAGCCAAGATGATCCCAAGTAATATAATGGTAACTATATAAAACTTCTTCATGCCGATGTCAGAGTTTTTTCCTTAATGAGAAAGCGTCAAAATATACCCCGCCATCATTCTCGGAGTTAGATTCCCTAATAACCAGATACCGATGATTCGCGTCATGAACCCACTCATGTTTAAAGGCCTGAAAAGTAGTATCGGATTTATCCACACTTGCTACAACGATTCCTCCTGATCCGTTTACTGCATCATCTAAAACAGAGTCCCATTGCCCGGTTCCAGCACCCGTCCCCTTCCCCCTTTTTGATAATATTAATCTACACTCATCCCCATTCTGTATTCCAAACATTGTCTCCAAATCTATTAAGAACCGAGCCGCTGAAGTTGGTGTATCATCAGCATTCGCATGAAATACTAACTCTCCATCTAATAAGATACTTTCAAAAACATTCGCGCCTACATCCAAATGCTGCTGACTCCATCCAGTTGTAGCATCTGTTTCATTTGGAATGCTAACAGCATTAGCGAGAGTATTTAGTTCCGGACCATATCCTTCAGCCGTGTCTACATTCAATAACTCTGTAAAAACACATCGAGCTATTTTTTCATCACCAGCTTCATTCCAATGCACATTATCATCATTTAAAGCGGGTTGTTGATTCCAATAATTTCCAGGATCACCCCCCGCTCTATACACCCCAACAGACTCGTCACAATCCACAAACAATCCCCGCCTGTTGACCACCAAAGCTTTCAGATCAACCATCCAATTGTCTCTGTTTTGCATTTGGGTGTTTGTGCCATTTGTCCACGGAAGTATCTTAATAACAACAGGTATTATCCCATTCGAATTGCATTTATAAAGCATGCTCGTCATACTGGCGATGTACTCTGACTTAGTCGTTCCGTTGGCCAGATCGTTCACCCCCGCCATAATAACAGCATACCGAGGTTTTAAAGCGACAACATCCTTATCAAACCTTGCCAGAATCTCTGCAGCTTCCTGCGCACCAATCCCCATATTTTGATACACAATACTCGAATCAATCTGAGAGAGCTGGTACATTATTTGGTTGGCAATATCCGTCGTTTGATTACTCTCAATAAATGAAAAATGGTCTGTGTGCCCAGCCATTATAGAATCCCCTATCCCAACCATCAAAGGAGCCTGCATATAAACCTGGGCTGGTATAATATATCCAGAGGAGGCTTGTGCGTCCCAATCGAAATCCACACTCCCTGGTGCCGGAGCACTCTTGTATCTTACCCCTAACGCATATCCAATTAACCCATAAGCCACAGAGTCTGCCTTACCAACACTAGTTATACCTAAAGCTAAGTAATCACCCTCCTGAACAGCAATGGCAGGACTCAAAGAAACTTCGTTGATTTGATTTATACTTAGGGAGGAAAAGATGCTTTGCTCATTTACTAAATCATAAGTTGATCCGTCCTTTCTCCACACCTGAAGCAAGTAATCAGTAACATCACCCCAGTCCGCGGTATTGGGTATATACATCTTAACTTTAGTTAAACTGCCATTTTGCCTGATTCTACTCTCCTTTGAATTAAGCAAATACCAGCGGCCGCCCGATGTGTCTGTATTGAAATCTGCACCGCCAGTATCGACAACATCAACATACCCCCCTCCAAGTACTATGTCGGTATTACGAGCTAAAGGATACGAAGGAGCTGCCCCACCAGCGTCATCAAGTAAAACACGGGTCCCAGGTATTTCAACAAGTGTATCATCGTCATGAATTCGAAATCCAATTTTAGAACCATAAAATCCTATCCAAGGATCTCCGTCAATAAGAATAAACACCGAATTACTTAATAACAGAGCCGGATAACTACCACCAGATCCTATTATTTCTATACTATTTCCATACACATCAGCGCCAATACCAGACACGCCATCTAAAATGGCTTGGCTTGTATGATCAGTAAGTTGATACTGACTTTTACCAGCAACAATGGTGAGTTCGGTTGCACCTGCGGCCACGGTTTGTGGTATAGTATTTACTATGGCGCCAACATATACATATGGTTGTGAGAAGGATTTGTTCTGAAAGGTGAAGGTGACCGCCGTTGCTTCATTGTCTCTTTTTCGATCAAGGTCTTGCAAGATCATGGGTTTATTCCAGGAGCCCATAATACTGTACTTTCCTGTGGAGCTGTTCTGGTAGATTACAATGAAGCGGCCACCGGCATACTGTTCTATGAAATCGTAGAGCTTTGACCCATCTCCACCCATCGCAAAACTTAAGGAGTTGGTCACATCCGTGCTCAATTCCGTTTTCTCGCCGGTTGAGTTATCCTTCGGGGTGCCGTCGATGGCCTCGAAGTAGTGCATGTACTCTCCAAGTTTTAAGGGGACAGTTCCTACTTCGCGATTAACATTTGGAGAGGGGAATTCCTGTGTTTCATCAACCTGGCTTGCTTCAGTTAGCCAAACCTTGTAGGCGATCTGGTTGCCGGCAGTGTATCTATCGGTTACCCCGATGATGTTGCCAATAAAACCCAAATAAGCCAGGTGAAGTCCTCCCCCACCTAATCCAATAACAGAAACCAGGTCAACGAGATCAGGATGGATGATTGCGAATCCGATCAATAGGAAAAGAAATAGCCCTGTCATGCAGAGGACAAACTGATTTTTGAGCATCGCCTTCGCCCAGACAACCTTTCTGGCCGAGTACACCACTTGCTTATTATTGGGGCGCTTAAATGGTTTTGAACGATATGGATCCGCGGGCACCATAATGGTTGATTTGTGTTTGAATGCAACTTAGCTTACAGGGGTAGAAGCTGAAAGGACACATTTTATTGTTTAGTTACTTTGAGACACTCAGCTCGATAGCCTCAATTTTCTTGGTGCGATCGCGGATATCACGAACTTGAGGATCGCCGATATAGGCATATACCCCCTGTTCGCTTAGCTGTCGCAGGAATGCAATGTTAGCTTCCAGAAGGCTAATCATTCCGGGATCCGTTCCAGCTTGTTGGGGGAAGGCCATCTGGGTGGTTGGTCCTCCTTCTGCAAATCCCCGCTGAGCGGGTTGGTTCATGTTCAGGGATCTGAGGCTGCCGGCGCGACGGGCCTCTTCTATCAAATTGATGAATGGTCGTAGAGCTGGATTAAAAAAGCCCTCCTCCGGAATCACATACTCGTTTTTATGAACAATCCCTGCCGGCTCATACTTTCCACCCAGGCCGGTTGGGCCGCCGGAGTATAATTGCTTGGTATCGGCTTTCTTGGTGAGTGCCGCTTTAGCTACACCATATGCAGTTTCAACCAAGGCAGTAAGGGCTGCAGCTTTTGCAATACCCGCAACTCCAAAAGTGGCCACGCTGTCAGCACCGGCCAGTGACAATGCTAGTATTTTTGCCCGGGCAAAATCACGAAGGTATTTTAAGGCCACTAGAAGTGACTTACGCAAGAGCTCTCCCATAACATCATCACCGGATGTAATCGCATCGGCCATTGCTTGTCCCAGTTCAGCGGCAACATCTGAGAAATAAAATACCTTTTCATTATATACTTCTATTTGCTCAGCAAGGGCCTTTTCATCCTCTTCTTTCTTCTTCTCTGCAGCCTCCTTATCCTTTTTTGCTTGCTCTTTCCGGGCTTTCTCCTGTTCAGCAGCCAGTCTATTTATATACCCTATCTCAAGATCCAGAATCTGGTTCTGAATGGCTATCACCTCTTCGCCTGCCTGGCGCCGGATCTCCATCTCTAATTCCAGAGAGGCAATTTTTTGATTTAGGATTAAATCCTCGTACTCCTGCTGCGTGATCTCATTATCCAGAAGTTGCTGCTTGAGTTGATTCATCTCTTCCTCATGGAGGATTGCGTTCATCTCCAGGGCTGCCTTTTTGGCTTTTTCTCTGGCCTTTACCTCCTTCTTCCTCTTCTCCTCCTGCTCCTTTTCATACTGCGTCAGGTATGCTTCACGCTCTTTCTTCTCCAGCTGAGCCACCTCAAAGAAATGATCCTGGATAGCCTGCTTTTCATTGACCAATAGATCGAGCTTCTTTTGCAGGAACTCTTGCTCTTCTACTGTTGCCATATCCAGGGCTTTCCGGGTTTCTTTTATCCGGGTGTCCATGGATTGTATATATAACGCGACAGCTCTTTTCTCAGCTCGTGCCTGTTCAACACCACGCCTAACCAGCCCCTGCATGATATCATCTATTTCAACGAGGCCCTTTTGAAGGTTCTGAGATGTCAGATCATCCATCACATCCTGTTTGATCTGTTTGATGCTCTTAGAGACCATCTGGAGACCATTTACTACATCGATGCTCCAATTTATAATAGAAACCATAATCCCGGAGGATCTTTGTCCCATAGTATTCATTAATGAATCCCAGGCATCACCCAGGTTTGATATCCGGCCACCAAGAGTACCTGAGATCTCTGCCATGCTTCCGGAGATCCCTTCCATCTCACCCAGACCAAGGATATACTTCCGGATCTCAGAGGCAGTGAAACCCACTTGTGTCTCAATCTCTCTGAAGGTAAATTTCACCTGGTCGCCCTGTTTGGAGGCCCGGATCCCAAACTCCTTCAGGCGTTCAAACTCACCAGTCTGGGCATCAATTATTGCTTCTGTCAGCTGATCGAAATCTTTTCCCATGGCGGCAGTAAGATCTCCCAGCTTAGTCATCTCCTCCCTGTTTGGCTTAAACCCCTGGTTGGTTAGCTTTACAAATGAATCAGTCAGGCCATCAATCTGAAAAGGTGTCTCTGCAGCAAAATCAGCCAGCATTTTCATTTCCCTCCGAGCAGCACGCTGGGTACCCAGGGAGACCTTCAGCATGGCCTCATACTTCTCAAATCCCTTCCTCACTTCTATGATATTTGCCAATAGTCTCTTTCCGCCTGCTAACAGGGCAGCAAAGCCTACTACAGGTAATAGCGCCCCCATCTTCTGCATCACACTATTCACCCCCCGGCCACCTACCCGTACTTTGTCATATTGGGTGGTTACTTTCTTTAGCTTGCCGTTCAGCTCATTCCACTTCTTTGGATTCAGGGCCTTGGAAGTATTGTTCAACTCCCTGGTAAGGTTGCGCTTTTCGACCAGCAGTTGCTTGGCTGACATCTCAGTTAGTTTGAGCTTGCTTTTCAACTCATCCAACTTGATTTTCCCATTATTTATGGCCTCTTTGTTCTTATTGATCTCAGCTGTCAGCTCCTTCCACCCTTTAGTGTTCTTCTTCCCCTGGGCTTCCAGCTTCTTCTTATTGATCAGGAGCATATCATTCTCCTTATTCAGCCGCTTTATCTCCCCTGTGGTTGCTCCGATATCGTTCTGCAATTTGTTTGCACCGGTAGTCCGGAATTCGGCTTCGATTATATCTTTCTTAAGGCTCATGATGCTGGTATTACTATGTGGATGGTGTCAACCTTAGCCGTTGTTTCCTGTCTGAGATATTCCAGGAGACCCATTCGCAACCGATAATATGCGTAGCCAAACAGGAATCCGTATAGCGGCTTGTTATAGATGGGGTGGTAGATCTTCTTGTTTTTGCCCTTGACGGTTTTTCGAAGATCCATGAAACGGATCTGTGCCAGGTAATCAATTACCAGGTCAGCTCCGGCTGAACTCTTCTTCACATGAAAAGGATGAGACTGAAGGTGTGATTGAAGGGTGCCGGTGCGGCGATTATAGTAAGTTGAAAGGATCCCACGCTGTTGCTTCAGCAACTTCTCTGCAGTGTCGTCCAGGACCTCGGTGGAGTGGTCCAAAAAAGAAAGCCCCTTTTTGTATTGCTCGGTAAGCATACATACAAAAAAAGGGGCTATAGATCAATGTGGAAAGGACGTTTTCTTTGATAAGAGTTTTCTCTAGATATCAAGTGATAGAACCTCATTATTAACGATAGAGTAGGAAATGCTTTTGCCTATGGAGATGATACCAAGTCTTCCATTAAAACTATCCTCATCATGGATCATTCTCTTATCTCTATACATTAGGTTATCAAAGTACTCGAGGGCATTCTTGAAACTATGATGAGTCCTCCCATAGAAAGATTCAAATAGACTCTTGTAAATAAAAAGCGAGAGTGGTTTGCCGTCTAGAATATCCTTATATTTGATTGAAAAGGAGGAGCTTCCTTTACTCTTCGCCTTTTCATAATTCTTTTTCAAGTCATAGTCCTCAAGCCCTAAAATGATAGGAGAAGTTAGAGTTTTAAGATTCGTATCATAAAATAAGTAAGCACAGTCATCATCGTTATTTTCCAAAAGAGTTTCGTATTGTCGCATGTCCAATTGAGCAGAACTACTGATCTTCTTAGCTTGAAGCACAATACTTCTTATTGTAAATGGATAATCAGGTAAATCCAGTACTAGTATAAATTCCAAATCAGCACCAGTGTTTTTTTCAATTTTACCACCCCTGGATAGATCTTTGTAGAAGAAATCGATTGTTTTTGGTTCATCATACATCTCAAGTGATTTCTCTTTGATCTGTTTTTTTATCAGAAACAATGAACTATCAATTTCTGAGACGAGACTCCCAGTTAATCTCTCTTCATGGCTTCTTTGTGGTACATACCTGCTAATGAACCTAATTTCTGCTCTCACTAACGCCTTTACAAACAGATCTATCAACTGATTTCTGAAAATCTGTTCAGTAATAAATGTTCTAGCTAAGCTATTTCCATCTTCTTCAAAATACAAGAAATGGTTTCTATGCCATGAACTCATGATCCTTAATAATCTGTGTGGGGAATTGGTTACCCATGGATATAGTCCTTTGGCTTCTCTTAGCATCCAATAAAAATCAGGTTTGAAATCGCTTATCATGATGTGTGGAATGTCTGTTTCAGATATTAAATAAATAAGTATATCCAAGGTACAAAAACATTACGGAAGCAAAAACCGATCTGAATCATTCTATCAATCCTACCCCTTGCCTGGAGAATAAAAGGGTCCACCCGGTCGAATTCTGGAGCTCGCGGGCAAAAAACGGGGTGATTTCATTTGGAAAGGTCAGGTGCTGCAGCAGGCCACAGCCTTCCTTCTGATCAGAAAGCATCCTGGCCCGGATCTGCCGGATAAAGTCCAGCGCCTGATCAGCATATAGCAAGGCCTCGATATCATCAATGCTTTCGGGATCCCGGGGGATGGCCACAGTGATAGCAATCATCAACGATTGCTTTTTCACCTTATACTCATCACGCTCATCTGACATACTGCCATAGTCCACAAACAGGTAGAACCCATCGATCCGTTGAATCCGTTGTTTCACCAGCTTCTCATTCACACCGAATACATAGTCGGAGATCCCCGGGACCAGGGAATGTTCAGCCATATCCTGGATCTTGGTCCGGAATGCAGGATATTCCTCCTCAAAATAGCTGGAAGTGGTGTTATTGAACATCTCCATCACACCGGCATGAAGCGGGAACTTGGCAAAGTACTCAAAGGTATCGCGCAAAGCAGAAGTGGTGATCATAGCAGGGCTATTATCTGTGGTATGGAAAGCTTGGATTTAGCGGCTATGTCCTCCATCTTCATCTCACTCGCGTGCATGGCCTGTACACCATCCTGCAGCTCCTTTAGCATTAGATCCAGGAACTTCACCAGGTTCATCTTCTCAACATCACCATAACCTGCTTTGATCAGGGAGTAGATGCTGTTATGAAATCCCAGGGAGATCTTCCCGGTTTTGTCGGTTTCGGTACCGGTAAACAAGATTGCATACTTGGTCCGCTGAGCGAAGAATACATGAATGGCCATGTAGTTAAGAACGACAGCCACCTTTATCTCCGGAGAGAGTGTTCTGGCCAGCTCAACTCTTGAATATGCTTTCTCAGATGAGTAGTCTTTATCCTGGTAGAGAATAGCGCACAGCAGATCTAGCTTCATCACCTCATTTTTTTCCGACCAGGATTCAAATACGGAGTATGCATCAACATACTGGGCCGCGGTAAGGGAGGTATCTACGAAGCCATTCTCCATGTTGAAGCGATAGGCTTTCATGGAGTGGATCCCGGGAAGCTCAGTCACAAGGTTGCGGGCAAATACTACATCGACCTCACGGGAGCGTTTCATCTTACGTGCAGCCCTCACCTCTACACTGGCTGGAAGTTCCTCCGGATCGGTATGCTGCAGCTGCTCCTGAAGCTCCTTTGGAAAGTTGTGGAAGGATTTCTTATTCTCGTATTCATACTTGAAAAAGAAATTGATCTTCGATGCTGCCCGGTATACATTCTCAGTGAAGAGCTGCTCACGCTCAGCGCGCCTGATCCTGCGCGGCTTCAGACCAGCCACCATGAGAAAATAGCGAATACGAACCTCACCGGCATCGAGGATCCCCAGGTGATAATCACGGAGTAGGCCTGCCAGGTAGATAAATTGCTCCTGGGTGAGCTTCTCCCAGCTGTTGGGGAACTGATATTTCTTCTTTTTCAGGTATAGTGTCAGCATGCCGTCTTGCTCTTCCGGAGCATCGTTCTGAACCTCTGAAGCGGCTTTTTGAGCTTCCACACCGTCCTTCTTCGCTTTAGAAAAAGGTTGCTTTTTCGAAGTCTTCTTTTGAGCTTTACCAGTAACTTTTTTCGCTTCAGGGTTATTTTTTTTCGTAGTCATGATTGTTATGTTTGAAGGTAGAATGGCTCATCTACATCATTGATCTCATCGGGCTCCTCCAGGGTACCGGTATTCTTCTTTTCCATCATCAGGCTCAGGACATTCAGGTAGCCCATCCCTCTCACCTCAATCTCTTCAGAGATTCGGCGGACTGCTGCACCTTCCATTCCTCCAGTACGGATAGTCCTGGATTTGGAATCAGATACATTGTTACGGATAGTCTTGGGGAGTTCAACAAAATCAAACCGGCGTAGAGCCATGGCCATGGTTAGGTATGCCAGGGCTTTTTTCACCTGGTCAATAATGGCAGCATCTGTCCCAGCATCCAGATCCGCATAAGCCCCGATAAGAGGAGTGATCTTATCAATGGTGATCTCCTTCATCAAGAACACCACCCGGGAGAAGAAATAGGCCGACTCATCGATGGAGTAATACTTCCCAAATTCAGTATGTGTCTTGATGATCTGAAGTTGACGCGTAGTGTAGAATGTTGTGGTGGCCCAATCAGAGAATGTGTTTGTATCTGAATCCAGGGTGGTGAGCAGCTGACCAATCTCAGCGTTGGCTGTATCATGGAAGATGGCACGTTGCTGGTCCTCCTGGTACTTGAACAATTTCTTGGCATCGTTGCGTTCTCCTGCATCCATCACGAAAAACACATCACCAGCCAGGTTAGCCAGGGCCCCCTGCAGGTATTTCACAGCTTTGTCCAAGATGGCCACCGTTGTTCCGCCTTTGTAATGAGCCATGATCTGGTTGTAGGTGGCCTCTCCAATAATCTCCTTCATTTTCCCTTCCGGCTGCCGAAAGGCAAACTCCAGCTCAGTAAGTGGCTTTGCGGCCTCTATCATGGGTAGGTATGCCCTGAGATCTGGGGTAGTATTAAATAGGTCGTTTGATGCCATGGTTCTATGCGTTTATCTTAGATTCTAGCTTCTCTACGGTGGCTGCCACACTGGAAACTTGCTGTGCCACACCTGATACCTGCTGAGCAACCTGGTTAAGATTGTTCTGCATACGATCGTCCGGCGCCACATCCTCTTGCCTGGATGGGATCTCATTATAGAAACCTACCCGGTACCCGCTGTTATAAGCATTGGGGAAGTTGACACGTACAGCCTGGTTTATAGCTTCGTTACATATCGACTCAGCTGTATAGAGGTTATGCAGATAGATGATATAATTGTAGTACAGATCAGCTCCTGATTTGGATATCACTCCTTCTTTGGAGATCGAGCTGATCGATGCATCGAGGCCCTTGGCAGCCAGGGTCACCTCATCGGCCCGCTTATCATAATCGGTCAGTGAAGAGATGAACTCCTTATACTTGAGATCTATCGGCTCCAGCTTCCACTGTACCGGATTCCCGTCGCCAGTTGTGTATGAATAGGTCACATAGAGCTTGCCCTGGTTCTCTACACCGGTGAGGAAGGTAGACAGCTTCTTAATCTCCGAGGCGATGTACTTGTCCCGCACACTGACCTTGTACTCGGTACCGATTTCGATATCGTTGAGCGTGATCAGCGCCTCACTAGCATCCTCCTTTAGTTTATTCTCATCACAGTACTGCTTGAGCTTCTCTTCAGTGAGCTGCATCCACTCAGCGGGGATGATCAGGTGGATCTTGGCAGACAGTGAATTTTTCAGAAAGGAGTTGATGTATTTCGGATTACGGTTCATTCCTGTTAGCCAGTCCTTGATGCCGGCATACATCTTATTGATTCCGTAGATCTGCCCCACGGTCGCATTGCTATGATAGCTGATAGCTATCGGTGACTGCAGAGGATTAGCCGGGTTAAAACGTTTGTAGACTTTAAACTTCCGTTCATTCCCATATTGCCAGTTACCTGATATCACCGTCTGGAAGTCCTGGTCTACTGGATCATCAGCCATGTCAATTTCCTTTTTGGTAGCCAGCCGGCACCGACGGTTATCGACATGCTCCAGTCCCAGTACCGGGATAGGTCCACCAGTGCGCCTGGCCCGTGTATAGCGCCATTTGATCCAGTAATCCTCAAAGTGGTAGAAGTCACGTATGACCTTCATGGAGTACTGCTCGATGGAGTCCTGCAGTCCACGACCCTGCCAGGCATTCATCCAGGATGTGATCTCCGGGTTGTCCTCCCAGTTGCGGATGAGGCGGTTCTTCTTGATCTCTCTTTTGTATACATGGGGACCCTGGCCATAGAGGATCCTCACCTGCTTCTCGATCAGCTCGGGCAGCAGGCGGTTGCCCCCAATCATCAGCTGTATCTCTTCCGGAAGCAGATTATTATTCCCTTTGATCAGGATCTTATTGGGGCCCACCTTATACATCACTGGTAGGTTCAAATTATTGAAGCGGTCGATATCAATCACCCCAGGGGTGGTAGCACCTATCTGAAAAGTGATCAGGTTGTCCGCATCCCGGTAGTGACCCAGGCTGCCCTCTATGTGGAAATCATTCATCTTTGAACCAGTTTACTTTTAACATATTGTACTCGGGGGGAAAGCCTATGAAGCGTAACAGCATCCTGAAGCAGGTCTTCGGGTTAGCATCTGCGTCCTGGAACAGGAAGTAATTATCTGATGGTATCTCGAATCGATCTTGGGGGAGCTGTGCCCGGGTCGTGCATCCCTTTCGCACCTGCAACCTGGTGGAGGCCTCTCCCGTGGTGCGGTTGAACTTGTAGAATGCAATGTTGAACATTCCATCAGGCAGCTTACTTACCTCCTGCATCATACGAATGGCATCGATACCACCAATGGTCTTCATGATTGCTAAGATCGAAGTTGACCCCAAGAGTCGAAAGGACACAACGCCTATGCATTGCATCCGGATCGCCATCTGGGATCCCGTCCGGGTACCTGGTGCACCAGGTGCGCGGTTTCTATAGCCTGAATGCGCTGTATCCCGCTCCCCGTCATATTTCCAGACGTTTTGACCTGTCTGTATGGCAGGATGGTTTTTTAGCGGGGCGTGCGATGAATTTCTTTTAATATCGAAAGCGTCGCACTTTGAGGTGTTAGATTGGTTCAGATCAACCTATTATTTCATGTAATTGTAAGTAGAATGTATGAAATTGTGACAGTTAACGACTTAAAGCAAACGTATAAACAGACGAATCTGCCTACATGGAGTAGTTTGGCGGCAGGGTAATCCCTTTCTTCATCTCCTTGGGAAGGAGTTTTTCATACAATCCGAACAAAAGATAGGTCAGCGCAGAAGGTAGCTGAGGAGTTAGACCGGCCTGATACTCCATCGAAACCTTCTTTTCTGACGATTTATCCATCTCTATCTTGCCATCGTCACGCTTCACGGGGGTCAGGAAGATCGACGACACCAGGTTGGTGCACTCATTGGAGTCGATACGGAGTTTCGGAAGCGACCGCATGTCTTCTGCCAGGATCATGGTCAGCAGCTTCAGGTGTTCGAAGTAGAATATTGTCCTCTGCTTCTCTGTCTTATGATCGACCCTGAACTTATAACTTTCAAGTTCAGATTTAAGCAAACGAGAGTCGGTGGTGATCTTATCCGCCTCAATCTTTTTTTTGTTTCCGGCCCTATCGGCATAGAGGATGATCCTCCGGTTGGTGGCATGCTGCCCAAAGAAGGCTGCAAACTGCCTTGCCAGCTCACCCTGCTGGTTTGGGATCCAGCAATAGAATTCTTTCAGGATCCGGATCTCATTCGTGTCCCTCTTCTCCTGGCCCACGACCATAGAACAGAAATTGCCAGGATCATAACCGATCAGCAGTGGCTCCCGGTGATCATAGTGTCTCAGGTACTCAGCGCTCAGGGTGAAAGTTTCCTTCAAGTCAAACTTTAAGATTGAATCATATTTATAACTGTCATCGAAAGTATGAAGCAGTTTTTTGAATCCGGAGAAGAACATATCGGTTACTCTTTGCATACGGATATTACAGATTGCAGAAAGGAACTCCTCCATCAGCAAGGTGTCCTGCTGTGTTTTGAAGTACTTGACTCCCAGGAAATCTTTATTGACAAAGGTGGAGGCCTTCAGGTAGTAAGTGGCTGCGTGCCGCATATCACGCAGCTTGGGCGCCCAGGTATTGACTACCGAGGTGGCCTTTCGCAGTTGTCTCTGAGCTGCTGCCCGGGAATCGTGATCGCGTTCCAGCTGTAGCTCATACTCAAGACGTTCTTTTTTTACAATGGCCTTGTTGAGATATAAGGCTGCGGATACGATCTCCGATATCAGCTTCTGATCAACGTTTTTCTCAAACTCAAAAAACCAATCATCTTCCCCCAGGTCCACCCGGGCGGTGTCGGACACACCGGTGATCCCTTCGTAGTAATGGCTCATCCTGGTCTTACCCTTCCCTCCACGTAGCCCAGGGAAGATCCGGCTCTTCAGCTTCTCCCCTTTGTTATGCTTCATCTCTTCGATAAAGGCATGCACGCCCGACCGGCCTGCCATGCTATCTGGCTGATCGGAGGCGACCAGCTGTAGTTGATGGCCGGTGACAAACACAATCGAATGCTTGGGATATGCAGCAGGGTAAAGTGGCTTCACAAAATGCTTGGGAAGGTTAGTGGCTCCTACCACATAATGAATACCTTCCTCCATGAGAGGCTTACCATCCTGACCTGGTTTGCTGAAAAATGCCCTCAGGTTAGGAACGATGTTGTTCATCAGGGCGACGTAGGTCTTATGGATCAGAAAAGAGAGCTCACCAGGCATGTCGTAGGCCACACGGATCATCCTGGGTCCTATAATACCCTCCGTCTTTCCCGATGCACGGGCCATCTCCGCGATCAGGGTATTAGGATCTATCACCGTGGACTGGATCTGCGCCTTATTCATATAAAGCCTTTCAAAGGCCTCTGATCGCTCAGCTTTTAGAGGTGCTCCCATCTTTTATTTCTTCAAAGTCTACATCCGTTATTTCCGCATCAGACATTAGACGAAGCTTCTCCTGCTTTTCAATCGGCAGCTCGGAAATCATCTGTGCATAAACGCCTTCATTGGCCTTCTTAGAGATAGCCAGGATACGCTCACTTGAGAAACCCAGATCCTCTGCAGTAATGTTAGGAGAGATCAGGAACATGGGTGGGCGTAAATCTTCAGCTTTTAGCGAACTGTTCGCGCGCGCACGTAGCTCGTTTGCGCGGTTATAGCAACGATTGGCAACATCCAACTTTCCTTCTGCAATGGCCAGCTGGGCCAGGTCCTCAAGTTTATTGGCTGTATCCCTGTCCCAGACCTCCTGAGCTACATTGTGATCGACATCAAAGTAATTCATGGCATCATAGATACGGCTCTTGCAGGTAACGACAGAGACCTGTCTTTTATACGCAGCGCCGATCCTCTTTTGAAGCTTCTTAGCCGCCCTTGTAATATTCCTTTCACCTGTCCAAATCTCAGCTGCCCACTGAATCTGGGAGATGAATACCTGCAGTTCTTTGGATATCGCCTGGGACTTTCCTGTTTCGATAAAGTCATAGACAATATCCGGATCCAGCTGCTCAAGTTTTGCAAGCTTGCTCATGATTCAAATAGCTCCGTTTTCAGCTCATTTATTCTCCGGTGGTACTGACGGGTGCCCAGCTCTGTAATTGCAAAAATATTGCCCTTCCGGGCCTCTTTTTCCAGCAACCGCTCCATACGATACTCCCCGATGGCCAGGCCTTGGTGATATTTAATGTGGATCTCATCATTAGGATCCTCAAAGCGAAGCGTAAACTCTGCCCGCTGCACCTGGTCCAGACCGAGCAGATCGCAGATTTTCTTGGCAGAATATTTCATTTTCCCGTAACGGAAAACAATAGAAGTTATGGACTTATCGATCTTCATTCCTATTTAGTCTTCCTGGAGAACTTCCTTAAACACTTCGGTCCGGTCTTCATGCTTTTTGAGGTTCTCCTGGTCCTTCTCCTTCTGCTCCTTGCTACGAGTCTTTCTATTCAGAAAACTACTGTAGCGCTTTACGTTATCCCGGGCGTTGGCGTATTGATTCAGAAACTCATCCGGGTTTTTCCGCTTCAATTCCAGCAACTCTGCCCGCAGGCTGTAATGGATGATCAGTGGGTGCCGGTACCGGAACGTCCCTGTGTCGTTAAAATGCTGGAGCTCCTCAAACGCAAGGAGGTTACGGTTTCGGAGCTCAACCAGGTCCTTCACTCTTTTTTTGGTGGGCTTCTCGTCTATGACAGCATCAATCTCGCGCATCTTGCGCAGACAGTTCACCCTATCGTTATAAAGGATCGTTGCCTTTTGGACATCAGGATCCTCTAGCTGGTCCCACCGGATCCCTGGGTACTCTTGTTCTTTTTGGAGCTTGCTCCCTGGGTGTCCTCCTCCTTTTTTTTTGCAGGATCATCACCTGGTTCGCCTGCAGCTGGGGCAGCATTTCCGGCACCCTGTTTGGTATCTTCTTCGTTGGACTTTTCTGGGGCGTCCTCCTTTGATGCCTCCAGAGCTTCAACCAGGTTAGCCTTAAAAGGATGATCTTCTGGCAATCCTACGATGGCCGTTTCAGCCTCCTCAAGCTTACTATCCTCCAGCAACCTCAGAATAGTGTTATTCTCCGCTTCAGCCTCCTCCACGGCTTTTTCTGCAGCAGCTTTCTCCTCTGCTTCCGTGGCAGCAACCCTGGCATCATTAATGGCCTCTGCCAGCTCAGTCAGGAAGATGAAATCCTTGGGCAACTCTACGAAAGCCTCCTCTGCCTCGGTGATCTTGCCTTCCTCCAGGAGTTTCAGGATTTCCTCCTTCTGCTCACCAGCTTCCCCCTTTACCTTCTCAGCAGCAACAGCTTCTGCTTCTTCCAGGACTTCAACCAGGTCGCCCAGGAACAGGTGATCTTCCGGCAGGTGGTCGACAGCATCCCGAACCTCCTTCAGCTTACCTTCTTCCAGTTGCTCCAGCAACGCTTCCTTCTGGGAGAGCTGCTCAGCCTTGCGGGCGATCTCAGCTTCTTTCTTTTGCTCCTTATGGAATGATTTCCGGTGCTTGATGATTGCTTTCTCACCAACGAGCTCTACGAGCTCCAGGAGGGCCTCACGGCCTTGTACCTGGTTGCAGGGTTTGGTGAGGATTGTGTTCTTGGGATCCTCCTTTTTCAGCAAGGCATAATCTGCTTCCAGGAACCCATCGTCCAGAAGTTTATGGAAAGTCCCGAGTTTCTCTTTTAAATTCATGATCTGGTGTTTAATGAATATTGTTAATAATGATGTCGATAGATGCAATTTATTTGCATTGCAAACCAAGTGAAAGGACAATTAAAAAGGAGCCCCGGGTGAGGCTCCTTCCTAACTTAAACTACCAACTTAACTATTAACTAAACCAAAGGGTGGCTATGGATTATCAGGTCTGTACCCGGGTACCTTCGATCTCAACCAGGGTCGCATCATCATGGATCCTGAAGGAGATCTTCGATCCTGCATTAGCGGTCCATGTAGTCCCATCAATCAGAATAAACACGGTGTTATCTGCAATGGTCGGAGGATTGGTTCCACCCGATCCCAACACCTCGATGTTGTTCCCATACATTGCAGAAGTGATACCAGAGGTGGTGGCCAGTGCAACCGAAGCGGTGTGATCGCTCAGCTGATACTGGTCCTTCCCTGCCACGATGGCCAGATCAGTAGCTCCTGCAGCAACTGTCTGTGGAGTGGTCCTGGTAATCGATCCTACGTAAGTGTATGGCTGTTTGAACGTCTTGTTCTGGAAAGTGAACGCAACAGCTGTTGCCTCATTATCCCTCTTACGATCGAAGCTCTGAAGGATCATAGGCTTGCAATTGGTTCCAACCACAGAGTAGTCTCCTGTAGAGCATTTCTGGTAGATAATTACGAATCGTCCACCAGCATACTGCTCAATAAAGTCATACAGCTTAGCGGTATCTCCACCCATGGTAAATCCAAACGTGTTGGTCACCTCAGTGGTCAGCTCACCCTTCTCGCCCGTGGAATTATCTTTCGGTGTTCCATCGATCGCCTCGAAGTAGTGCATGTACTCACCCGTAAGTAAGGGTATCGTACCAACTTCGCGGCTACTGTTGGGTGCTGGATAGGTCTGATCAGGATCGATCTGGCTTACATGTACCAACCATACCCGGTAGGCAATCTGATTTCCTGCAGTATACTGGTCTGTAACACCAGCAACATTACCTATGCCGGCCATAGTTGCTAAGGTGGCTCCCCCTCCTGAAATTCCCAGGGCCGAGACTATATCTACTATATCTGGATTGATTACCGCGAATCCTATCAACACCAGGGCGAGGATCCCAACCATGCCAAAGAGCAACCGGTTGCGTGTTTGTGCGCCTGCCCAGGCTATCTGCCGGGCTGAGTACGCTTTCTGTTTTTCGTTTTGCTTTTTCATATTCCTTGCTTTTAATCTGGTTTGAAGAAAGGGCCGAGACCTTATCCCGGCCCTATTCACGTCTCAGATGTGGGGCTCTATCGTGTGGCCCCCTGGATATTAGGTTGCAGTGTGGAAACGATGGTACGGGTACCTCCTACACAGCGCTCCAGATCATGGAATTTAGTACCATCATAGTACAGCTTGATGTAATCACCAACGGCGGTCGGTGTATATGCAGCGCTAAGCTCGCTGAAATCTCCACTGGCTGCAATGGTTGTATCATTGGTGGTACTACCATTCTCAAGGATATATACTTCACCTACAATGGCGTTAGAGATAGTGGTGAGAACAGTGGCTCCGGTATTTGCAATGGTCTTGAACCAGTTGTTGACAGCAGCGTCTGCGGTGGTGGCATCAGCCGCCAGGGCAGTAGCGGGCTTGTTGATGAAGATCTCCTGAAGATCATAATCATTCGCGGTCAGCAGTACGAGGCTATCGAACTTCTTACCGGAAAATGCAGGAGATACTCCTTCTTTCCACTTGGACCAGCTCTTCACGCTCTCCATCTCAGGCTGGAATCCAATCTTAAGCATCTCACCTGGAACAAACTCCAGACACTGGATATTTCCAGGCTGCTGCAGGATCATCATCTTGCTCTGCTTCATATTAGGAACCCACTTGATGGGTAGATCCCAATCAACGACTAAGTCCTCTTTGGGCCCGGTGAAGTCAAAATGAGTACCATACTTAGTCCGCACTGAAGCTTTGTACCAGTTCTTATGGTTCTTATTCAGGTGAAGGGCATAGCCATCAAGGCTACCTCGCGCGGCAAGTGCATCAGCTAGGAACAGATCAACAGCATCCACAAAAGTCGTGGAGGTACTGGTGTAAGTGTTGTATGCAGCGTTGTCCAATGGAAGCAGTTTGTTCTCGTGGAAGTGCCTGATCAGGGTATGGATCACACCGGTGGAGGCAAACAGGTAATTTCCTGCAGTACCGGTAACCGGCTTGATGTAATGACCCATGATACGGCGCTTGCTCTGCTCATTGACCAGGACGGTGGCGATCCTGAGGACCATCCACTCGATCATCGACCATTTAATATCATCAGATCCTTCACTGTTCAGATAACCGATGTACTGACGCTCGATCCATTTCATTGAATTGAAAAGGGTCTTGTACATGGCATCGTCCACATGACCAACCTCAGGCTGCAGATCAACAGTACCTTTCCAAACCTCACCTGCCTGATATGCCTGAGAGAATTCTCCCAAGAAAGCATTGGTGATCAACTCACGGTCCTGTACTCCGTAACGCCTGGGGAAAATGTCATAGACAGTGGGAACCTTCATGATCCTGGCGATCAGCTCATCCTGCCGGCGGACTACAAACTGTTTGCCCAGTCCGGCATCGTTCAGGTCAGAGTACCCAACATCTAGTGCTGCACCTTTAATAAGGTTAGCCATCTTTCCGGAATTATGAAGCTCTTTCCACCGATTGGCTAAGGAGGCGGCGTAGCCCTCTACTGCAGAACGGAACTTACTACCATCCTGCGCCTCATCCACCGGGTTAAGAGATGCATAAGCCGGGTTTGCGGTGACCTGGTTCCAGCGGTTCTCCATGGAGAACATATCGGAATCAATACCGAACAGATGCTTTTCCGTGGTCGCAAGGCTCAGCTGTCCTTCCTTGATGGTCACGGTATCCGGATCATCACCCTCCGGGTCGGCCTCCAGGGCCGCCACCTTCTCGGTCAATGACTTGTTTTTCTTCTCCAGCTCCTTGGCCTTCTTATTTGATGCTTCCAACTTCTCCCTGGCCTCCTTCTGATCAGCTGTTTCTTCAGGTGGATCTGTAGTGGATGATCCGGCACCGGTACCATCGTCACCCTCATCGTTGAGTAGGTCCAAAGCAGCACTGTGGATCAAGCCGTGCTCTTCCTCAGCTTCTGCTTTTTTCTGGTCCTCGTAGAAATCGCTCTCGTACTTAGCTTGGTAAGCCTCAGCGATCTTTTTCCAGTCCTTTTCGGAAAGCTCACCAGCCTTGGCCTTATCAGCCAGCTTAAGCTCATCCAGGATAGCTTTGAATTGTAATGCGAATTTTTTCATTTTAATCGATATAGGTTTGCATTCGGTTTCGTTGTTCAACTTTTTCTTTCCAGCTCTTGCCCTGCTCCAGGGTGTACTGAAGGGCCACATCCAGATCCGCTATCTCGTCGATCAGTCCATGGGGTTGGCCCTCTTCTGAGCTATATGAATCTCCGGCGAAGACATCGTGGCCCTCGGGGAGCTTAGCAAGGGGATCCCGTGCACCACGGACTGCGTCAATGAACTGTGCGGCGAGGGGATCGAGCTCCTTTTCTTTGTACTTTTTTGGTTTTCCATCGAGTAGATCGTTAAATCGTTTGTTCTTCAGTTTACTTTGGTTGGCATATTCCTCAATCCACTTGGCTCCCATTTTCTCAAACCAGGGAATGATATCCAGGAAGGCTACCATGGTACCAATACTACCAACTGTATCATTGATCGAGGTGGAATAGATCCTGCCGGCACCACACCCTATATAATAGGCCGCACTGCAGCAACGCTTCTCTACAAAAGCCACTACCGGTTTGCTCAGCTCCTGAACAGCCTTTAAAGCTTTCTCCAGGTACCAGGCTTCTCCTCCTCCAGAATTGATGAAAAATAAATGCGCAATGATCTGCGGATTCTTCTCAGCTGAGCGGATATCATCAATAAACTGTTTGGTCGAGAACCACCATCTGGAGTAGTCGGCCCGGATGGTGCCTTTTATCACATGAAGGGCTATTGAGTCATCCGGGATATCGGTCTCATTGAAACTAGAGGTCAGTGAAATCTCATCTGAGGAAAGATCCTCAGAGAGCTTTGCAACATTATCCTGATAGCTCGGGGTATCTTCACTGTAGTATGATTTAGGATCCCCAAAATGCATTTCAGTGAGCACCTCCATCAGTGCCTCCCTGGTCATAAATAGCCGATCAACAAGCAGATTGCTGAGCTGTGGCTGTATTCGTAAAGCTTTTCTCGACATGATAGATTGTCTCTATCATGCAATATGTGCCTGAATGTGAACAAATGAAAGGACTACGGAACCAAGGAATCAGGGGTATCGCAGGTGATATTCATGGTGTCATGGTTGAGATCTCTTTTTATGACACATCGTGCCGGGTACTCAATACTTCCCAGTAGATACTCATTATCTGAGCTGTCATAAAGCTTGATAACCACCTTTCGATTTCGATACCTATTATATAAGGTGGTGGTGATGGAGTCACAAATTACTTTCAATGACTGGGCGAAATATCGGTTACCACTCTTTTTATTATCCTGCTCTTCAGGAATGAGATCGTTGGTTGAAAAAAACGGATCTATGGTTCCGCCACTTTTCATCGTGAGGGTTGTTCCTGATATCGAATCGATTTCACTGGCAACTGAGATCTGGATCTTATTTACGAATTCTTTCATGATAAAAGCTGGACATTTTCAGGGTCTTTGTGTGTAAAATTTTTTCTGCCTGATTCATAGAAGGTTAGAAGGTCAAAATCCGAATTCTCTAAAAAGTCGCTGATTTGGGCCTCTTTTTTCTTGCGGAACCGGTCAAAAAGCTTACGAAAAGCATCCTCGGTAAGCACTTCACTGGTGATATCACAAGCGGCTAAATATTTCTCCCGGGCATGCTTCCGGTAACCGTCATTCAAACACCCGGCAGAATCAATTTTATGAAACAGGGTAAAGAACAGATCCTCGAACTCACTCTCCACATCCTTGAATGATTTAGCCGGCAGGATCTCCATGGCCGGGTTATTGCGATGGCGCCCGTTCACTGGCAGAATGATCTTTGTTATCTCAGGTCCGAACCGTGGTTTGTGATCCTTGCGGGAGATCTCCAGGTAGGTGCGAACCATTGTGTTTAGCTTATCACGCTTTTTGAACTCCAGCGCTTGCTTGTTAATTGAAAGTGAAAATGCGAACCTCCGGATATACTCTTTCGAGAATACCATGTCAACCGTGATATATGCCATACGCAAAAGCTACCTTAACCCTGCTGGAAAATTACAGATTCACCAGGTGGAAATAAAGGATTTCGCCAGGAGATCTTGCACATTGCTGCAGAGGATCCTGATGTACTTACGAACACCCCCTTAGGTAAAAAGGGTAAAAAAACTGTACAACAGTACAGAATTTACATTCATTTCCGTATACGACTCATTATCAGCGCCTAACTGTGCACTTTTTGGCATTCCGTACTGTGCGCACTAAAGTGTACACAGTGCGCACTATTTTGAAACGCTGTAATTTATTGTGTATTAATGCATTATCCATTTTCGTACTGTTGCACAGTTTTTTTCTACTTTTTTGTAAGACCCTTGTTTGCAAAAAATGAAGAAAATATAAAAGAATATACTTATAATATACCCTGCCATTGATTCGAAAATCATATTTTCGGATAAAAAGTGTGCAGACTTCCGTACTATTTCTGTACTGTTTTTTTTACGATCAGTACTTCTGTACCAGATATTTTCAAAAAATGGAGGGGGGAAGGGCGAATTTCAGTACAAATCATGCTTCAACAAATGAGTATGAAAAAATCAACCTTTTTTAACTGTACCAGATCTATACTATCCAACTAATTAAAAAAGAAAACTTGGATCCAAAAAAGTATCATAAAAAAGCACCATCCCTTAAGATAATTGAGGAATGGTGCTGAGAGGGTTAATGGGAATTTTTAGTGTTCTATTAGAATTTTAACTGAATCGTAAGTTTTACTGTTGACCTTCTTATCCCTTACTAGCACAATGTAATTCCCCTCGGGTAGTTTACTAGCGTTTATCCTATGTGGAAAGCTGTTCACATTCTCAATGCTAATGACCGTTCCCATCTTGTCTACTAATCTTATCTCCAAATCCAACGATGAACTTGTCGATTTCATTTCTGCAGCTTCTGGTGTAAAATCGATATCAATATATTCTGATCCTGGATTAGGAGAGGCCATATAATAACCTCCACAACTGTAGTAGGTTCCAAAATATCCTGTTAACAGCGACATATTTGATCCACATCCACTACAGCAAGTCTGCCCTTTCACTATTACCTGACCACCTGGAGATGAATTTGTATAAATAGAAATCATGTTAGATGATTGATAATTTTTCGTCCATCCCGCAGGTATAGTCCACGTTAGATTTGACACCCCGCAGCTATAGCTGATATCATTATCTAAATAAATATGGTAATGGGTATTAGGGCATAGCAAGTAGGTTGATCCACCTTTAGGTGCAGGATTACCGTTTGTGTAATAGGCTTTCATTTCCAAATCGGCATGATTCGGCCCGTTAACCATTATTGTTCTTGATGTTGTTAAAGTAGGACAAGAAGCCTTAGTCATTGTAAAAGTGAGAGTCCCATCTCCAATGCCATTGCATGATCCCGTTAAGGATGCTGATGTACCGGATCCCGATGAAGATGTCACCATGCTGGAAGGGCTGAACGACCAAGATGAGGAATATCCTGTGGGAGGGGAAATAGAATAGGGTCGACTAGTGGTGCATACTACACCGGGTGTGTTTGTTGTAATAGGAACTTCCGCTACCGATACAGTAAACACTTCCGTATCTATCCAATCACTCCAATTGTGATTTATATCTTTTACTTTATATTGCAACTTATAGTTCCGATAAGCCCCTGGTGGTGCAATATTATTTTTAGCAACCGTTACTTTTAGTCCGATCTTCTCACTAATACCATCAGTTAGTTCAGTAGCACCAAGACCTTTATGATACGGGTCCCAGAACCAGTCGCCATTCTCAATATCGATAAGTGCACTAGAGACGTTCAAATCACCACCCAATTCTACAATTCGAAATTCATAAACCTCATATGTACCAGCAATATCGGTTACTTCAATAGCATTGTAATTAGTGTAAAAGTCATTCGGGTAGCAAGTACATGGTATAGTATAATCATGCACTTCAAAGTCACCTGCCTTCAACTCGATTGAGCTTAAAGAGATAATGAAAGCAAAGGCTATTAAAAAAGACGATTTATTTTTGTTATTTAGTATCCACATAATTTAAAGTTTTCGAAGTTTAAATAAGTACAAAAAGCCAATATTAACTCCCCCCTGAATAAAAGTATAGTACTCAATAGTTCCTCTCTCAATTCCAATCTGACTCATTTCAAAAAACATTGATGCTTCAATTCCAACATTTGGTTTTAGGAAATACGTATAACCAATTTCGGCTCCAGCTTTTATAGCCTTGTCGTAGTCCACCGTTGGAGAAGATGAGTGTTCATACCAATTTCTGACATAATCACCACCAACATATAGACCAGAAAACAAGGAGGTGCCAAAATACCTTCGATAAGTGATGACCATTCCAAAGGATATTCTGCTATCAAACCAGTTAGAACCAATCCTACTTGATCGCTCATAAGAATACCCTGGTCGAATCATTATCAAATCATACGGGGAAATGAAGCATCCAAATTTCAGATTGCCAGAAGAACTTATCTCACTGTGGTTTGAGGACTCATATTCAATGCTTTTTAGCTGAAGACCAACATCACCACCTAAAGCAAAAGAGCCTCGTCGAATCTCAGTGATACTCTGCGCATCTACATGGAGAGTGGTGATTAACACTATCACAAATATACTAAGAGCTCTATACTGGATAAGTTCCATCAATAGTAAAATTGAAACCTCATGCTTAAAACTATACTATGGGCTCGTTTATTCGGAGATTTTAATAAACCATCCTGATTTATATAGATATTCTCCCATGATCGTTGATACGATAGAATTGGTTCAAAAAAGACATTGTTCGTCAATCTAATCTTTGCACCTACTCCCATTTCCAAGTTTAGATCTATAGTTTTAGTAATAGGGTAATACAAATAATTGCCAGATGTGGGATCCGCAATCTCAACCTTATAAGCATTATATTGCATGGAACATTTGCCTTCAAGAAACAGGATCTTCGAAGTGTAATACCTCACAACTGGCCCGAAAAAGAGATTCGTACCATGTTGTATTATTGAATCTGTGTTATGGTAATAACCTGATATCCCTATGAAGGCTCCAAACCCAAATGATGAAGCAGATTGAGTATTGATGTGACGGTCTCGTACTTGAATGCTATCAGAATGATAAAGGGGGGAGAGAATTTTCAGATAATTAAACGCAAATCCCAGATCAATATCCTTTCTAACGCCGAGGGCAGACTTTTGGTAATACAAACTCGCTAATCTAAATTCTCCACCAATAGATCTATTTCCTTCATTCTGAGAAAAGAGAAGAGCTGGAAGCATTATGAGAATCCCTATAGGAACGGCCTTGATCTTAAAACTCACGTTGTAATCACTTAGAGGGTTAATTGTTGAGATGATAATCCCTTTTAACTATGAAACTAATTTGTGTAGTGATTATTTCATACTCACCCCCTTTCATTTAGTGTAAGTCAATATTTTAGTAGCATTTCGATGCAAATAGCAATCAAAATGTCCACTATCGGATTTGACTAATGTTAGTTTAATCCGGAATGCAGAGAATTTGTTACCCGAGAATAACATGTTGTAGAGCATGAATTCTCTTTTACGCAGAGATTAAGTTACCTCCCAGTGGGCCTTATAGTGTTTATAGGGGTTTTGAGGCGTATTCTTGAGAATCCGCTGAACGGGAGAAATGTTACCGCTGATCAAAGTCTAGATTTTTAGTCACAGCATTATGCCTTATTCCTGACCACTCTCAAGCGAAAAGATATCGGGAAACTGTTTAATGATCTCCTCAGCCCGCCTCTTATCTCCCTGGAACCATAAACAGAGCTCTCCGTGGAGATCCTCAATCTTATCCTCAGGACGAATGATACACAGCCCCAAGATCCTGGACTGATATGAACCCAGCAAAGAATAGAACAAGCGAGGATCCGCTTCCTTAACAACATACCGGCTCTTTAATTCCTCCTTGACAAGAGAGGCCCTATAGATCTTAAATGGAAATTTCATGATTTACGATCAATAATAAAGTTCAGAATGTCCTTGTCTAAATAGTATTTCTCTCCCTCTGGGAGGTAGTCTTTGTCCTTCCAGACATGACCCGTCCATTGATACCCCTTCTTACTCTTGTAATCCTCCACATCACTAACATATGGCTCATGTGTCGGAGGCCCAAATATCATAGCACAAAGCAGATGATTCCATTTAGGTACATAAGGCCAAAGGATATCCATTGCCTTCGTACTCCCAGCCGTATACGCCATCCAGACCCACAAATGCAGACTGTAAGCGTGAATGCCAAATACATGCCTGGTCCATCTTAAAAATTTACTTTTCTCTACATTAATCCGGATAGGCTCTGTTTTGTTTCCCCACCATACTAATCTTGCCAACTGCCTTTCAAAACGGGGACGGTATTTATTGAACTCCTTTCGAGAACAATTCGGATCACAGGCAGCCACCAGAAACTTCTTCCAGTTACTCAGATAGGATCGGTATAGCCACCAGGGCATTCTAATCCCATGGAGATTTAAAGTGGGCCCCTCGGTTAAAAAATACATCGCACAATAAGTCATGATGTATGGATCACGGGTCATACTTCTCTGACTTCGAATGGACTCCTTACCCTTGATCTTCGGAGGATCCAATAGGTTTGGCCACCGAATGCGATCCTGCAGAAGCTCTTTGCATTTGTTGACTAGTGAATGATCATTATAGGCCATGGACGCGATAGCAGTACGGAAGATGCAGTCCCCAATTCCATCCTTCGCAAATCCATATTGTTCGATATCCCACTTGGAAGATCTGGCCAGGATAACACCGGCCTTTTTATAGAAGTAATTCATCGTTTCTGTCTTATTCGTATTACCCACTCAGCTGCCAGATTATTCGAATTGATCAGCTCCAGGAGTATTGTGTCTGAATCATCGCTGATCAGCAGCACCTCATTGGGATTAATGATCAGTGTCTCATAGGGGATGGGATCCAGATCCCTGATCGGTATTTGATAATGTCGGTTCTCACAGGGAATGATAAATCGTAATGTCACAAACACCAGTACCGGCACCATAATGGTGTACAACACTACCGTCAGAAACTGCATCCAACGCCTGCGATTTGCTCTTTCCGGATCCTTCACTCCTCAGATTTTATAACGAGCAAAGTGCCTGGGCCGGATGCTTGAAGGGATTGTAGAGGTGTTCTTCACCCGGGTATTAAATCCTTCCTCCAGGAAGTTCTCTTGTACCTGGATCTTATGATCAATCGTATCGATCTCTCTTGACGCCGCCAGGAACTGATCCAAGTCAACTTCATCAGCATCGGCAAGTTTTACCAGCTGCCCCTCCAGGTATTGCTTTCTGGCTTTTAAGTGTATGAGCTTGGCCTTTTCTTTTGACATCTCTTTCATGACTTGTTCCTCCATCTTTTAATATGTAATTGGAAAATATCAGGGTGAATGTTGAAGCTGCTCCGGATCCGGTTTACCCTCTCACGAAAGTCACGATCAGTATCGTACAGACTAAGTGCTGTCCGGAGCCCCCTGAGTATTGTCGAATGATCACGACCACCATAATCGGCGCCGGTTCGTTTAAGAGTGTAACCAGGTTGATAAATAGAGAACAGGTACCCGGCCAATCGCGGGTAAACTATCTGGTCAGCTGTCGATCGTGAAAGCACCTGGTGGATCGATATCTGAAACTCCCTGCTTACCTCCTGGAGGATAGCCTCATGGGTAAGCTTTTTATGCACAATCTTCAAAGCATGATGCTTTATTCTGTCGATGGCCATGGGTGAAATAGATTGATTCATATGTTTAGTTTTGGTTGGTGAATACATACAGGATCCCGGCATCGATGTACTCCTTAATCTTCTTGCCGGTCGTTGCCTCACGGACAACATTGATGTAATACACATTTTTAATCTCACTGTAGGTCAGATACTCCATCCCCACCTTCTTCTTCCCTCCCCTACCAACAAAATCATTGATGGTGCCCGGCCTGGCATTCTCAGGAAGGGTTGCATAGTACTCACACCCGAGCCAGTTTGTTAGTCGTTTCATATCATTCCCATATATTCTGAATCCGCAATAGTCATGTACTCCGTTCCGCCCGACTTATCTGCCTCACCCATAAAAATGCCCCGGGGATTCTCATGCAGATAATCCGCGAACTCTACCCCCTCCCTGTTGGGCACGGTGGGATTGTAGTGGTACTTGTTGTACAAGCAAAAAGCTTTGATACGTTTCGAGAAGCTGCTCGGGCTGATCCATTTGCGCACGTGTGGATTCTTATCCATGAGATC